GTGGGAAATGGGAGCGCGGATCTCTTAAGGCTGGTCGAAAACTGAATGAAACCACGGAAAAACCGTAGAAAGAAGACAAAACGTAGCAAAAATTGCACGTGGTCTCATTCAGAAAACAACATTTCTTAAGAGTAGACTTCGCCAAAGCCGGTGCCGGAGCACGCAACGATAAAGTCCAACTGAATGGCTAAATCGCTGGTCCCAACGCCTGAGGAGGGAGCGACGGCTAAGGGGCTCAACCTGCCCACAAAGAACTCAGCATAATTGAAACGAATTTCGCTTGCGCGAAAGTCGAGCTGCATTCCAGGCGGCAAGTTGGCTTGCGTCCACACAAACTCCGCAGAGGCTCCAGTCATCGGGGCGCAAATGAACGTCCGCAGGTGCGGAATCGAACTGACGACTGAAGTCAGTATACCACCGGTAGGTGTCACTGAAGAAGGTGTGGCGCGGGGCGCCAACCCGATTCGGAATCGGGCAGGAGAGAGAGTTGGCGCGGAGGCGCCGGTGGCGGGCGGACCAAACCCGTCCACTCTGGCCTGACAAACGTATGCTCTAACTTCGACGAGCTCAACGTAAGCGAACATTTGCAATGCTTGCTTAACACGATGATGAGCACGGAAATTGTAAGCGATGCCAGATTGATGCGTCGCAATCGACGCAGGAGCCTCCGAACAAACGAGATAGACGTAACCACCGTTGCCGATGGTGGAAGAGGGGGAACCGGAACCAGAAACCACAGAACCATTTGACGAGGCAACAACCGAATTATCTGACGCAATATTTCCAGAAACGCTACTTGCCGGAGTATGACCTCCGGTTGGAGAAGCGACGGCATTGGAGCTTGCGGCATGGGACATGTTCAAACAGAAAATTTTTCTCGCTGTGGGTGAGAAGAATTGAAGGCCCTGTAAAGCGCGGGCATGAAATTCAAAACAGCGTGATTCTGCGTGAGCAAGATGGTGTTGGCTAAGTTCGGGGCAACAGTGCCGGGGGGAACAATAAAGAACGGAATGTCGAAATATTGTAAGCGTTCGACTAACGCGTCTAAAGAGAGTGAAGAGAACTGGCGGTAAAAGGAGGGTGGACGGTTCGGAACCAAGGCACGGACACAGGAGGCAGCACAATTCTTCCGGGGATCGATATGGACTTGGTGAGGATTAATGGCCAGGACGGAGTATCGTTCGAATTGGTCACGGTCGCGGAGGAGCATCATCACAGCGATCATGGTTTCAATTTGATCGGCTTCGTAATAAGGATAATGGACCTGACAAGCCCTGACAAGGAACTCCACTTCGGACTCACTATAGTCGGTCGCTCTGGAGATGTAGGAACTATACAACTCAGAGTTAGGGACATTGGTGTCAGAAAGCCTGGTGAAGTGCTTGAGGAACGCACGAACAGGGTCGACCAAGTAACGAATCCCATTGTGGAAACGACCGGCATGATAACCAACGGTGCCATAGTCAACCTTCAGAACTGTCCTCGCAATCGACGGCAAGGTAGCAAATTCTGAAGGGGCTAAGTTGGTCAGAAGGCCGTGCACATCATCACCTTTCTCAACGATCACCATATCCGAGGCGAACTCGTAACGACAAGCAATGGTGCAAAGTTCCATGATGTCGTTCCGCAGCAAGGTGAAAGGGTCGCCTGAACCAAGGTTGAACGACAAGGAGGATTTGGTGGCATCCGCGCCTCGCGACAAGAACGTGTACTTCATGCAGTAGGTGAAATAAAACTGCAAGTCGGCTTCGTCAATTCCTGCATCACGCAAAATTAAAATGAATGCGTAAAGGTAAGCGGCGGTGTGTGAAGAATCCTGCCTAGAGACGTCAGCCTGGAAGTTGTCGTCGTTGTTGAAACGGTGGGCGACGCCTAACCTGCGAAGTTCAGCCGAGAGCTGATCGTCAGTCATGCCATAGTCCAAAATGACGCCATCACGCATAAGTCGCTGCACGTTCAAATAAGCCAAGGGTTGGGAGTTGGCAAAGTGAGCGTTGAACGCTTTGCTGTTGGCCAGAATGCTTTGACCATAGGGCAAAGTGGCGGCGAACGACGGTTGGGCCTTGGCTTTGGTTTGAGTTTTGAACTCGGCATCGACGGTGAGGGATCTGGAAGTCTCACCAAGCGGTTCACCATTGACGATTGCACTGAGGGCTCGTTCCTGCGAATCAACCAACCAGGACATCATTTTTTCCACGGCCAAGACTGTTGGCTTCTTTGCGTAGAAACAATGAGCAAAGCGACGGTAGATCAATTCGCCTTCTCGCATTTCGGCGGTGCCACAACGGGAACTCTTAGTAGTCATGATTTGCCTTTCGACTAAATTTTTCAGATTGTCGAAAGCGGACTGGTTAGAGTGTATGGCAGCGAGAAGATGGGAATCAAGGATGTCGTTGCGAACGTCGGTGCGTTGAACTGGCGGGCCGGGTTCTTGGAACTTGAACCTGGCATGAACGGCGTCGACAATGAAATCCATCTCAGCGGGCTCAGGCAAAGCGAAGTTGGCGTTGGATGCGGCAATGTCCTCGATTTCCAAACGGATGACTTGGCGCGTATACCCAATCTCGTGATGGCGCAGGTCCGGTAGGGCAGAACGGACGACGTGACCCTCGAGGACAGGTTGCCGAGACAGCAGACCCTGCATCTCCGCAAGAACGTATTTCATCTTGGGTGAAGGCGTCAAAGTAACCACCAGATCATCGATGGGGTTCGGGGCCAGTGCCTTAGTAATCGCTTCACGGTTCGAGTCCACCTTCACAAAGGGTACGAGAGGCAGGTTGGCAACCAATCGTGAACCATTGGCGACGGAACTCAGCAAAAGCATGGACTTCTTGTGTCGCGTGAAAGCCACCGTTGATGCGCTCTTGTTGCAAATGAGCCAGTCGACTTTGAGCATAGCGGCGTCGGCGTAAAGAACAGAACCAAGAGAACGAACACCCTGGACACTACCGACGGTTGCACTGACGTCTTCAGGCTGCGTTTCTTTATAGAATTTGAAACGCAAACACGATACATCCTTTGGCACTTGAACCCGACCAACGAAAATCGACTGGGCTTGATCGGAAGTGGTGGTATACCAATCAGAGTTCAGGTGATTCAGCCGCGTGAAGATGGTGTGCGAGTCGCGTGGCATGCCGAGCGAAGTGTGCATCTGGATCCGGTGATGAAACAGAGAGGAGGATTCCTGCACACAATCCGAAGAGCCTTGGAAGGGGTCACCAATGAAAAGGTAAAAAGTTACACCGATAGAGGCCAAATAGTAAATATGGGCTCTCAACTCAAATTCGGTGAACTTAAAAACCTCGTCAATGATGGCAATCTTAGCCAAACCGCGCTCAAGAACCGTTTGTCTGGTGACGACGACCGCCAGGGAAGCAAAGTCAGGGTCGGACCGCTTATAGTCGTCAACCAAGTCCTTGGAAGGGACGTAGACGATGACGCGGCGTCCGAAAGCCTTAATCGCAGCACGGACCATAGCGGACTTTGCGGACATGGGGGGGCCACTGATGAGCAACGACTTCATGGGAACGAAAGCTCGCTGGTAGGTGGACACAGCCCTGGCAAATTTGGTCGTCTTGAGGTGCAGACGGTTCGGGGAGCCCCTCTTTTCCTGACGGAGCGCAGTACTGGCCTGACTTTCCGAAGTGCCCAATCGTGCAGCTACACCATACATAGTCGGCTTTGACTCCATCGACACCTTAGTGACTGGGTAAACCGTTTGCTCGATGGCGGCGATGACGAGAGAGGCTGCACCAGTGGACGGACAGGGAACGTCGAGAGCTGCGGTCGGCCAAACCAGCGACGCCTTGGCACCCAGCAACGCCATAAACCTCTGGTCAGCGGGATGCTGAATTTGAGAACTTTTGGGGTTGCCTATCCATTTCATGGTGCGGGCACGGGCTGGATTGAGATTGCGAACGTCAACGACCATCAAAGCAGCAGGTTCAGCGACTTCGGACAAGTACTCGTACAGTTCTCGAACCGGTGGGACCTCAGGTTCAGGGTCAGACTCATCTTTCCACCAGTGCTCAGGAGCCTTGTCGGAATGGTCCGTTACCGAACGGGGATTGGGCGCCGGCCTCGGGAGCGTAACCTCGAAAGCCGTTGGGTCCGGGAGGGGGAGCGTCTCGGGTTCGGGGAGCTGAAAAACCACTGCCAAAGGGTCAGGAAGCACTGCAACCGGAGGAACGACCACTGAGGAGACTGGCCGGGTAGCCGACGGAACGGTGGGCGGCTGGGGGTCGGGGACAGAAGGCGGCGCAGGCACTACAACCACTGACAAGGTTTCGTAAGTGATAGCATCCGAGGAGACTGTGGACATGGTCTCGGAATCGCTATCTTCGGTCTCAGAAACGGCAGGCGCGGTCGAAGAGTCGGTTGACGGGGGCAGAGGTACGTTGGCGGGGTTGACGAGGACCGGGGGCAGAGGGCGGGGACGAGGTTGACCAAAGTAGCTCATCAACGAAGGTTTGACGAAGACGGGCTTCATGAGGGCGCCTAGTTTCAGAGAAGCACCCCAGAAAGTTTTACCGACCACCTTATAAGGAAGGGTGTCGGAAAATTTCCTGTCGAGAGCGGCCAACCGATACAGACCAGCACGTTGGTAGGGGTTGTAGGTGTGCGTGTGGTCCGTAGTTGATCGGAACAAGTAGGCGTAAGCTCCTTCGTTGTTCGCCGGGTCCGATTCGCCATTCTTCCTGCCGCTAGCCATGTCGCAGATGCCTTGAATGCTCCGTTGCCAGTATGCGCCGTTTCGCCATTGAACCCGCTCATAGTACTCCTGAACGCGTGCGGCCTGTTTACTCGTAGAAGCAGAGTAAACTTGGTTGGCCAGGATAGCGTGGTGTACCAGGGAGTACATTTGCGGGATGGTGACTTGCCAGCGAGGCTCAACCTGGAACTTGCCGACTCTGATTTCCGCCATCATGCCTCTAACCTTTGTGACTATAGTTTTGAAGTCACGCTGGGCGTCGAGAAGGCTGGAAACGAAGGCAACAAGCTGTTCAAACCTACGGGCAGGGACGGCAAAGTGGTCGGCATCACCCCGACGAAGAGTGCGGTCCAACAACTCCGGCAATATGTACATTGCATCGTCGTCAGTGGACCACATCTGAGGGGTGACCTCTTGAGCGCCTTGGCCAATGGTCAACTTCAGCAAAACCGCGGTACCAATCTTGGAGACGGTCTCAGCCTGAACGTGCGCATTCCGATAAATCGGCAGATTGCTCATCCAAGCGTAGACTGTTTCAAAGTCGTGGACGTAACCAGCCGAGTGTTCACCATAGTGGTAAACAAGTAGCTGGCCGTTTTCGACTTCGTATCGAATTCCAAGAGTGGTGTCGTTGTAACTTTTAACTCGCCTATCGAGAAGAGGGAAGGGCAAGTGTAAA